GGGAGATCCCGAATGGGGGAGGGGGGCCCGGCTTGCATGGCCCGTTGCCAATACGACTCCGCAGGCTCACCCGGGAAGGGCTCAAAGACTGGGACGCCGGCCTTCGTCATCTCCGGGGGGCCGGATGCTAACGGCTCGGGCACCCCCTGCTTGCTGTATACGATGAGCCCCTTATCAGCCATATGGCTCCACAGGGCGTCAGCCTGAACACTGGCGTTGTGGTTGAGGAAGGCCGGGTCCTCAGCCATCAACTCCTGTGTAGCCGTCCTGATCTCAGATCTCATGTCCGGCCACTTCTCACCCGCGGGGGGCGTAATCGTCCATGACTGGTCCCCACCGACCACCATCAGCCCCGCCATCTCACCATCCTTCACCGGGACTGTTGGCGGTCCGGCACCCAGGTTCGGGACCATGCTAGGCGGCTGCTGAGCGGCTGCCAGGACATCGCGGAGGGACGGAGGTCCCGGGTCCGGGTGATTATGGATGCTCCACACGGTGCCAGGTGGCTCCTTGTCCAGCATCCGTAGTTGCCAGGTTCCGACCTCGACCTCCGGATCGGAAACGAACGGGCTGGCGTCAACGGCTATCATCTTCCCGTCCTGGTCCACGAAGATGAGCCGTTCCTTCTCCAGGTCGCGTGTAGCGTCAATCGCCGTTAACAGGGCTTCACTCTCCTTCTCCGGGAGTTCGAGCCCTGGCATGTACGCCTGCACTAGGTCCTGGGCTTCCGGGCCCGAGATTGCCCGGCCCGATCCCTCCAGGGCCTTCTTGACCTGGTACACTTGCTGGTAGGAGATACCCATCTCTTCGGCCGCCTGACGCACAGTCATGCCACTCCGAAGCAAGCTCCTCACCTGTGCTTGCGTAGGCGTCAGCTTGAGCTCCTCCTCCGGAACCTCCGGCGGCACTGGGACAGGTGGCTCGGGAGGCGCGGGGGGTTCTTCGGGAGTTTCGGGAGTTACTGAAGTTACCGCAGGTTCTGTAGTTCCCGGAACTTCCGGTCCTTCTGGCTGGTACGGCTGGACGCCCGAGAAGTCATAGGCTGACCCGATGTCGAGCCCTTCAGGTGGCGGGGTGACTGGGAGGTCGGCCTTCCCGGTCTCATCGTCCCAGGCCCGGTAGAACGTCCTGACCTTGAGGACAGTAGGGGACAGTTCCGAATCCTGAAGTGAGCTTAAGGCCTGGGCCGTTAGCTCCGCCCACAACTCCTGGTCGTTCTTCTGGGCATACGTAGAGTTCGGCTGGGCGTACCCGGCCAGGGACTCCTCGATCCACTGGTCGACCTTCTTCTCCGGGAGCGTCAGGTACATATCGGCAGCCTGGGTCCAGATGGCTGCACGATCCTCCGCCGGGACCATCCCCTCCATCACCATCTTGGCTTCGGTCCCGTGGGAGTGTTGGAAGTGGTGGGCGAACTCGTGGGTGATGATGCCCTCGACATCCGCTGTCCCTGCAGGGTGGAAGGGGAGGTCCTCCGCCGGGTTCACCACCAGGGATGCTTCCATCCCCCGGGACGCCTTGCCCGTCACCAGGTCAGGTGATAGGTAGATAGTCCCGGTCTCGGGGTCGTACATGCCCCAGTTCTTGGCTTCCCAGCCTTCTGGCTCGAACGTGTCCTTGACGAACTGGACTTCCGGGATGTGCTTGAAGGTTTCCGGGAACTGCTGCTCCAACCGCATCAGGGCGTTTCCGGCTTCCATCGTCAGATCCGGACGCCCGTTAGGAGGGAAGAAGACCTGGACCCCTATCTGCTCCATAACGTAGTTGGAGTACTGGGCATATTGTTCGTTCGACCAATACGTGGCTACTTCAGGGGCCTTAAGGTCGGTCTCCGCCGGTGTCACAGCTGGCGCTTCGGGCATGCGGCCAACTGGCCCGGTTGCCAAAGGCTCCTCAGGTGGGGTAGGCTCCAGCGAGACTACAGGGGGCTTCTCCAACTCCTCCCGGGACAGAGCCACACGCTCGTAGAGGGTCGTGCAGCGACAGTTCGGGTGCGCAGGTGGTTCACCGTCACCTGACGGGAAGTCATCATCGACCCCGATCCATCCGGCGTCTTCGTTCTCCAGGCAGTCCTCATCAACCCGGTCGTCACCGGCCGTCAACCAGGACTTCTGGACCTGGATGCCTACGGCCAGGAGCCGATCGATGTTGGCCCGGGAGCCCTTCTCGTACCCGTACGCAAGCTCCGTAACCGCTATGCTCTCTGCGCGGGTCCGTGACCAGTCCGTGAACGTGTCCCTGAGGTCCTTGGCGATCTCCTGGTAGGACTTGCCATCCTCGAAGCCCTGGGTGATAATCCCGTTGAGCTCCTCCCTGGACGCCTCGTCAATGCCCTCTACTCTCTCCCCGGCGTACTTGTCCAGCCACTCCTGGGCCAGCGGGAAGGTTGGGGGCTCACGCTCCCCGGGGGTGGTCCCATCGTCCGTCGGTTGACCGACTTGGACTTGGCTTGCCTGGGCTCCCGACTTGATGGCCACCCGGACATGCTGCGCCAACTCTTCGGCACGGGCCTTTCGGCTCAGCCCCATTATCCGAGACAAGCGCTCGTTGATTCGGGTCCGGAACTCTTGCCGGGAGAGGTCCTCCTCCTCGGCGTCGAAGAGTTCGGCCTCTTCCTCCGCCAGGTCGTCCAGGGAGTTCTTGCGCATGCGCTCAAAGGCCCGGGCCAGATTGTCCTTGAAGCGCTCCTCTTCGGCAGCCAGGGCCTTCTGCTTGGCCCGGTACTCCCCTGCCTCAAGCAGCCCGAGGACGACCCTCTCGGTCTCTGTTGCCTCGAGGGTTGCTAGGAGGAGATCAACGTCCGTTAGCAGAGTGTTCGCCACGGGCCAGTTCTTCCCGGAACGCGCGAAGGCCTCTACGGAAGGAGGACTCACTCACCGGCCCCTCGAGCGCGGCTCCGAGCGGAGTACCGGCGAGGGGATTATCTCCCCCTCCGGCAACCGGAGCACCCTCTTCACCCGGGACTTCCGGCTCAGCGAGGGCATCACCGAGCGGGGTCCCAGCCAACGGGTCTTCCGCGTCAGCAGGCTCCTTGGGTGCGTTGGGGTCGTTGCCCGGGAGCCACATGGCTCCGTTCGGGAACAGCTCGTCCAAGATCTCAGGGATGTCGTCCACGCTCAGGGCTTCCAGGAGGAGGCCGGAGATGGTACGGTCAGGGATAGTCTGGGCCCGTGTCCCTGACGCCCCGAGTGTGGCTGCCTGGATAATGCCCTGGACGAGAGACTGGGTGTTTCGCTCTAGGACAGATGGCATCCGGACCACGATCGCGTCGTCAACCGGCTGCTGCTCCGACACCAGTTCGCGGACGCCCGTCTCCTCGTTCCGCTGGTACACCTGGACCGTGGTTTCCGTAGGCAACTTGTTCGGGACCAGGGCCCGCGCGGTGGCGATCACATACCCAATGATGTCCTGGAAGGTGTCGGACCAGAGCGTCTGCCGGTTCTCCATCTGGAGTTCCGTCGGGCGATCCAGGGTCTCGGCCGTAGCCAGATTGCCCGCGTCCGCGTTGCCGGCCAGGATGGTCTCCGGGATACCTGTCCCGGCTGAGACCAGGAGCCACAGTCGTCGGCCCTCTTCCGGGCTCGGAGCTGCACCAGCCGTTCGGATGGGCTCAAGTGACCCCATACCTTCACGCTGGATAAAGGTGGATCCGGCTAGTGGTGGCGGGTTGCGTTCTGCGGGGGCACTGGTGGTGACTGTGGTCCCGAGCTTCGCCTTGGCCGCAGCGACGGACCCCCGCCCAGTTGTCGTCAGCCGCCAGGCCCACTTGGCCAGTGCCCGACGGATGGTCGCGTAGTCCTCCAGGTCACGGACGACAGCCCTGGCCCACGAGAAGGCGCTGTAGAAGATGGGGACCCCGAACCGCATGTTCGGCAAGCCCCCATCCTTCACGTGGTAGACTGGGACGTTCCAAAGGACGTCTCCCCCGTTCTGCCCCCGGCCAATGGTCTTGGGCTGATCGAGCTCCTCCTCCTGGACCTTGAGAACGTAGCGCCAGTCTGGGTAGTACGCGACCTTGGCCTTCGAGCTGTACTTCCCTTCCGCCTCGTCGAAAGTCACCTCCCGATATCGGCGCTTGTAGTACCAGACCTCGTCGGCGTCCTGGGGGTTGTAGATGATGTCCCCGCCGATGATCTCCTCGGCCGGGATGATGCGCACGGTCACATGCGCCTTCGTCTCGTCGTCACCCAGCCCTTCCTCGTCCTCCCCGTCACCGGTGTTCGTGAACAGGGCGAAGAAGATGTTCCCGTCGTTGCTCAGGCGCTTGTCGTTTCCGACCCGGGCCGAATGGCTAGAGAACGCGGCGAGGTTATTGCGGTCGTTCAGGAAGCCCTGGACGATCTCGTCGACGTCGTTGTCCGCACCCCCGAAGCTGGCCCCCTTGGCCCAGACGTAGTTGGCCATAACCTCCACGCCGTGGTGGATAAGGGGGTTCTTGAGGTACATGATACGGGACAGTTGGATCAGCTGCAACAGTCCCCGGGACGAGAACTCCTGGGACGCCTGGCCCGCCTCGAGCGGCATCCACTTGGTGTCCTCCAGCTCCAGCTCCAGCTCGGAGATACGTTCCTCCAGCAGGACGCCAGTCTCACGCTCCGCGACATATGCGTCCTGGAGCTGGACCTTGGTCATCCGGGACACGCCGCTCATGCGTTCCTCCACAGCCCTAGGTACTTCCACGCGTCACGGACCTGGTGCGGATCGTCCCATCCCCACCCGTCGAATATCTTCGTCACGGGCTCGTCCAGGAAGAAGGGGGCATCACGTAGATTAGGCCGGTACCCCCCGCCCGTTTGGATGGGCTCATTCACCGCGTCCACGTAGTGTGACAACAGCATCAGTCGTGTACCTGTATGCTCGATGTCCCCCAGGAGTCTGGCACCATCCCCCAGGGACAGGTGCTGCATCACGTCCCGTGAGATCACGAGATCTGGTACCCAGGGGAGTTCGATCGCCCCTAGTGAACCATGTATATATTGTCGCGCAGGACGTCGGGCCCTTGCACGCTCGATGGCCTGGGCAACTGGGTCGATACCGAGATACGGAATCTCGAGATCTGGGAACCAGAAGTTGTCCCCGCACCCGACGTCGAGGATACTGGAGACCCCGTATTCGGCGAGCATGAGAAGGAGTTCGGGGACCATGTTCTGGGTAGACGCGGCCCCCGACCCCGGGCCAGAAAGCGACTCCTTACCATTCCACCCATTCGTCGCGTAGATGGAATCGAAGACCATCAGGACGCCTTCTTCTCCTTGAGCCACGAACCCGCCCAATGATGAGCCGCAAAGGCCCAGGGCTGTTGGTCCCGGTGTGGCTCCTCGCGACGTTCCTTCTCTCGGTAATGGTAGGGATAGAAGCTACCGGGGGGAAGCAACAGTACGTCCGTCCGGCCAACCAGAACCTTGGTCGTCACCCCGGGACCAATCTCCCATACGGACTTCCGGTCCACTAGGCGCTTGATGGCCAGATCCAGGCACTCACGGATAGCCGGGTGCTCCGGGGTCGCCCCCATGATGGCGTTCGGGACCGAGTTCCGATCCTCATAGGCGGCGAACGCTGAGCACCGGATAAGGGGCTCGAATGACCTGTACGGCTCTACGTCGGAGTCGACATATATCCCGCCATATCGCCATAGCGCCTCGAGCCGGATGAGATCTCCTCGGGTGGCTCCCGTCTTCGCCCGTACCAGGTACTTACCGACGATGGGCCAATCGTCCGGGTTGATCGGTTCCTGGTGGGTCATGAAACGCCAGCCGGGGTGCATCTCCTGGAATGACGCCCAGTAGGCTTCCACCTCTGGGGTAGTCTCGACCGGTATCGTCCGGTGGAAGATGCGCGGGATGTCCCCGTGTGGGTCGTTCCGGACACCAGCCAGTTCCAGGCCCTCAGCGACCAGAGCCTTGACGGCGTCCTTGTTCCCCCAGCTGGCCCGGTAACGGGCCACACGGGTCTGGTTGCTGATGGCGCTAGGCGTCCCCCTCTTGCCCTCTGGAGCGCCCGCGTGGTATAGGTGCCATACCTCCCCTGGGATGTGGATGAGGGGTCCGGCGAAGGTCTCGGCGGCGATCGCGAAGGCTGTGTCCTCCTGACCCCATCCGGCGAAGCCCTCGTCGAACCCCCCAATAGCATCGTACAGCCGCCTGGGGACGGCTATGATGCTAGAGTGCTGGTCCTTATAGGACCGGAGAATGTACGGACGCCAGGACCCCTTATATCCCTCCATGATTCTCTGGGTCCCGTATCTGTTCAGGTTATAACGGGTCTCGAAGGCCACGACCATCTGGCCCGTGTCATAGGCCCGTTGGATAGCCTCCGTGATATTCGGGGGATGGCCTATCACGTCGGCGTCCACGATCAGGGCAACTTCCCAGGGAGCGCCTAGGGCCTCGTCAGCCATTCGGCTCGCCAGGTTGACAGCGGCGCTCCGGTTGAAGAGACCGACATCATGGTGACCCTCGATGATCGGTAGGTCGGGAAAGTGTTCTCCCCACCACTTCCGCATGAAGAGCCATAGGTCGTCCCTGTCCGCGAACCCCTCTCGACGGGGGACCAGAAGGGCCGTGCGGGGGCCATTCGGGTCAGTAGTCACTGATGTGCACCTCGTCCTCATACGTGATTGTGTATGTCTCCCGGACATCTGCGTCAGCGGGCCAGAAGGCCTGGACGACCGCATCGCCGGAGTCCGTAGACCTACCGATGCGCTTCCGGATATCGTCCTTACTTTCCACCTGAACCTTACCTGAGCTCGTCATCTTCCACTTCGGCGCGGCTAGGTCCCCGATGAGATAGTCGTCCGGGGGCAGGGCCAAAGGGACCCCGTTGATGGGGTTCAGGAGCTCGCGGAGATTCCACCACGCGGCGGACCTCTTGTTGATGAAGCCAACTGTCCCGGAGACATCGGTCATATCCGTACCGGAACCGGCATTGAACGGCAGTACGTGATACTCCAGCTCACGGAGACGATCCACGACGCCAGCACCAATACCGATGACGTCTACCACAGCGTACCCGTTAAGGCCCTCCCCCACTTGGCTCCGGAGCGTCTGCACGACGCGTCCGGTAGTCTCCATAGTGTCCTCCCGCGTATGGCGAGAGAGGGCCCCTATATGCCAGTTATGCCGGGTTGCCAATACGGTAGCGTCCATACCCGTCCGCGCCACATCAACGCCGACACATGTGAACGGGTCGCCCTCAGGCGGCTCCTCGGTCCATCTGTCCGTGGCGAGCTCGATCCAGGCCAGGGGAATAACGGCGTCCTCATCCTCGGTGGCGAACTCGCCCTCTACCCGGTTCTGGTAGACAGACGACCTTTCTCCCCACTGGACCTTTCTCTGAGCCACCCAATCTTCGCTAATGCGTCCAGCCTCGATCGCCTCCTCTAGCCGGACGTGACGGACCCACCAGTCCCGGTATCCCGCCCTGTTCGCGTGGATATCGTAGAAGCGTCCGCTCGCAGGACCCGGGGTGCTATTCGCCATAGCATAAGCCACCTTGCCCGTGTCCCGACCCGCGCCAGAGAAGGCACCTTCTGAGGCGTCGTATATGTCGGCGTCAATGGCCTTGGCTTCGTCGTATATGTACAGAATCTGGTCCGCGTGGACGCCTTCGATGGATGAGGGTGTATCTGACGCCAGGGCAAACGCAGCCCCGAATCGGAGCTTCAGGTTGAGCGTCTGGAGCTCCGTCCTCTCGTTGAACGGACCCCTCCATCCGAGCTTGTCCCACCGGATTCGTCGCGCCCACTTATGCACCTCCGGCCACAGGAACTTCTCGAGCTGACGCCACGCAGACGCCGTAGTTGCGACCTTCCAATCCTTCCCTGCCCGCTCACGCGTCAATGCGAACCATAGGATGGCGAGCGCCGCGAGCGTCGTCTTACCTAGACCGTGAGGACCTCTACATGATACCTTAATGTGTACCGGGATAGCCTCGAGCACCTCGACTTGGTAGTCCGTGAGATGCTCGCCCTCCGGGAAGTCTACGAACTCCTGGACCCATAGTCCCGGGTGGTCCCAGTAAGGATCGTACGGCGGGTCCAGTATATCCGCAGCGAGCAATAGGGCCCTCTCGAAGCCCTTCGTCGTTGCTGGCGGGAGGACCATCATGCGCCAGCCACCTGGCTCAGGGGGGTGTCTGAGTCCGCAATCCGTCGGAGAGACTGGGCCGCAAAGCCGTACGCTCGGGTTCTGACCTCTTCATCCAATCCGAGGGCGTCAATGACCTCCTTGATTGCCGCCACTATCGCGATGGACTGGAACTCGGCCAACTTGACGAACCGCTCTTCGATACCCACCTTAAGGGCCATAGCGGCTATCCGGGCGGCTCTGTCAACCCACTTGGCGTGGAGCTCAACGAGATCTTGAGCTGCGTACCTGACCTTCCCCTTGGGAGATCTCAGATCGTCGACCTCGACTTCTGATACCAACGCGCCAAGCGTCTGCGCCATACCGTAGGCAATATAGACCTGGTCGAGGAGAGCCTGCTTCGGGTCCACAGTGATCGGGACACCCAGCTTCAACAGGGCCTCCTTGGCGTCATACTCGATGACCCGCTGTCGTCCCTTCGCGAGGGCATGGGACGCTTGGCCCCCGTGGAAGGAGCACACACTGAGTCCAGGAATGGGCTCGTTTCGACAACGGGTCCCATTCTTCCGGCTGGCAACACAGCGCACGGGGAGTCCTGGTATCTGTCCGTGGCCCTTGCTCGTCTGCACACCCCTATTATCGCCCGTACGCCTCAACGTCCGCAAGTCGATAGGTCGGCGTCAAGTGCCTCATAGCTGCACACAGGGTGACACCATATCCCCCCCATCAAACCATACTCACCGCCCCCCAGTTCCAATACTTCCTTCCGTATTATCCCCCCCG